TCTTGGCGATCCGGACGACATCATGCAGGTACGCCGATGCAAGTAGCGACGATTTACCCGTGTACACGACGTTATCCATGATGACGTTGAGACTCTTGCGCAGCTCCACTGGCGCCTTGGCGATGTTAGCCTTGATTATTTCATTGTCTTCCTTATCGGCAGCGATGGAGAAGCGCCGTTCGACGGGTTCAACGGATTCACGGGGAGCGTTCAGTTCCTTATGCGCCGCGCCATAGGCCAGGTCAACTACGTTTTTAGCGGTAAGGCTTTCTGGTTTAATCCCTAGCTTGAGCAGCGCTGTATTGATTGCGCGCATGACTGTCGCAAAGAACTTGCCTATCTCGCTAGAATTATCCAGCGCCGTAGGGTTGATACCTCTACGCACGGCTTCTTCCGTAAAGTACGCCAGCAGTTCGCTGTCGAAACTTTCGGCCCCATATTCTTTGCCTAGGTATTTTTCTGCAGTCATAACCCGGCGCAAGGCGGCTTTTGCCAGTTCTGACTCCAAGCTCCCGTCGTCTCGCTCTGCAAACCGCTTAACCTGTTCCACCAGGCGGGCGTAGTTTTTATCGCCGAGTAAATTCTTCATACCCTTATGCACGCCGACTTCGTGCAGCAACGTGGACAGTTCAGCACCCTTCGGTATATGATCGGCGATCAGCCAAACTTTGTTGGTCTTGGGGTCGTAGAATCCTTTTACTTTGCCGCCGGACGACTGTGCTTTCATGACGTCCCGCCGCGCACCTTTCGGCAGGCTCGACACATCTTGCACGATACTCACGGCGCGGTCGAAGAAATACGGGCTGGAGAACGCGCTGCGCAGGCTACTCTCTAGCTCAGCGGCACGCTGGCCGGTGGGGGCTACCGCCTCGCCGGCGTATTTTGTTTCGCTTCCTCGCCCGGCGTCATGCTGTTCGGCGGAGCCGGTTGGCTGTTTTTGCCCATTTTCCGTACCGCTGTCTGGAACTCCTGCTTGAACTTGGCCCAGGCTTCCTCTTTCAGCAGTTGCTTGGTACTTGGCTTCATCTGCTATCTCCGAAAATTTGCGCATGAACTCCTGCGCAGTGAGGTCGCCGTTACGGTGATCCTCAAAGGCATCAATGTAAAGGTCTTGCAGGCGCGGAGGTAGTTGCTCGAATGGAACATCTCCTTCCTGCAGACTCTCATTATAGTCATCAGCTACTTCACGTAGCATTTCCGCGTGTTCAGCCTGCGCAGCGGCTTCTCGTTTCAGCGTTGCCTGGTCTTCCGCAGCGGCTTCGGTCGCGGATTGATATGTACCATCGTCTGTGTCTTCTACCCGGCTGAGGTGGCGTGCTTCATCTATGTCATCATGCGTAATGTCGTGGTCGCTCGAAGCCCCCAGCAAATGCAGGCGTTCCTCATTGCTAAAGTCTTTATAGTCTTCGCCCAGCTCAGAGAGTCTATCCTGTAGCGCTTTACGTACTTCCGGCGGGTAGGCTTCTACGGCACGGCGTACTTGTTGCGCCGCTTTCACATCCAGGGAGCCGCTCGTCTTGCCACGCGAACCACCTGCGCTGTTAATGATACCTATGGATTTATCGTCATGACCAGCTTCGGAGCCACCATACAGCTCCGATGTATCTACGACCGAGCGCTGCTTATCCGGGCTTTGTCCGAAGAGCTCCTCATCGGTCTTCTCAACGCTACGATTGGCTTTATTAAGCGTATTCAGATATTGCGGGACATCCATACCCGACGCCTTGCTGATAGCCTTCCGCATTCCTTGCACGGCCTTTAGGACAGAACCACGAGGCAGGTTCAGCTCTTTGCCTATCTTCTCGTAGCTTCCCATATATGCGTCAAGGTCGCCGGTTTGACTAGCCCGGTCGAGTAAGTCAAATACTTTCTTCTGCACTGGAGGAAGTTTTGGAATAGTGATCAGCTCTTTGCCTATCTTCACCTGTCTTCCTGTATATGCGTCAAGGTCGCCGGTTTGACTAGCCCGGTCGATCGCAGATGGCGGATTCACTGTAGGCTGTTCTACCGTGTCTTTAGGTGAAAGTGCTTCTACAGGTGCTTCTGCCGGTGCTTCTGCCGGTGCTTCTGCCGGTGCTTCCTCTGCGGCTTGTTTTTCCAGTTCGCGCAGCGCTTTTTCCGCCGCACCGTACTTGTACTTCGCCAATGCTACGCCTACGTCGGTAAGGTCTACCTCCGGGTTACTCGCCCGTAGCGCATCGGCGCGGGCTACGATGTCAGCGTTCTTCTTGTTCGGCTTGATCCCCATATCTTCGAATAGCGGGGAGATAGCGGGCGCAGGTGATTCCGCAGCAGCAACCGGCTGTGCTGCGGGTGGTGCGATGACCTCGCCGGGTGCGGGTGATTCCGGTTGAACCGTGGCGGGTTCTGTATTCTCTGCTGGGGACGCTTTTGGCGCAACCAAGTCTTTCGGCTGTAACTCTGGCGGAATATCGGATACTACAGGCTGCGCGGGGACTTGGGTACGTTCACCATGTATTATGTCGGCCATGTAACGAGCCATGTCGAACCCAGGGGTGCCGGGTATGTTAGCACTCGCGGGCTGCGCCTCCGGCGGAACGACGGGCTCAGATGGCGTCGGCTCGGGATTCTGTGTAGCAGTACCAGCAACCAAGTCCTTCGGCTGCAGCTCTGGTGGAACATCGGATACTACAGGCTGCGCAGGGGCTTGGGTACGTTCGGCGCGTATCTTATCGGCCATATAACGGGCCATGTCAAACCCAGGAGTTCCCGGTATGTTGGCACCCGCGGGCTGCGCCTCCGGTGGCTTAGGCACGGTGATAGCTGGGGCAGCAGTAGCAGCAACCTGCTGTGCTGCGGATGATTTCGCAGCAGTACCAGGAGTACCAGCAGCCGGCTGCGACTTTGGTGGAACGACGGGTTTCGGTGGCTTAGGCACGGTGATAGCTGGGGTAGCGTTAACCCGCACACCGTAGCCGACTATCTTATCGGTTTCGGCTTCGGGGTCTAACATCTTTTCAGTGACTGGGACAGACTTCGCAGCACTCAGCCCGTTAATCTTGATAAATGCGTCAGACGCTGTAGGGGATGAAAACAGCGAACCATTTTCATGCGTCATGATCGACGATCCGTCCGCCAGCGGCGTCATGCCGGTAGGTATGTTATTACGGGCACGGTACTCCATCGCAGCGTGCGGAACGCCCATCAAGGCGCCTGTAGCCAGGTCAGCCGCATTGGGAAGCCAGTCACGTTGCGTACCGTTATTCTCGCCAGTGGCCAAGTCTGCCGCGTAGTCAATGGCTGTACCGGCGGGTTTGAAAGCCGCCATAGTCCCGGTGCCCTGAACCATCCGCTTACCTATCGCGCCAGTCGTATCCGCTGCAGCCGGAGCAAATACATTACCGACATATGGGAGCTTGGACAGAACTGCGTTTCCGCTACCACCTACGACTTCACCTAGGGCTGAGTTTAGCGCGCCTTGCCCGACAGCCTTGAGCTGGGCATTACGCAAGCTGTCACCTTGGTCGACGGCGCCGGTGCCCGCGTCCCACGCACCCTGTGCGGCAAAAGCACCTAAGCCCGCTATGGGGTTGGCAATACCCAGCGCAATAGCCGGGGCCATGTGAGTTAGCCCCTGAGCGACCTTGCCTGCGGTGGTTCTCGCCTGGTAGTTGTCGGCTTCATTGGCCTTCATGTTGTCGTGAACGATACCCGCAGCGGTATCGTCGTTCACCAGACCTAGCGCGCCGCCCAGCGATGCACCTAAATTTAGAACTGACCTTCCAAGGCGCCGACCTTCAGCGGGAACTACCTGCGCGATGTCGGATAACGCACTTACCTTGGTGGCCGCAGGCTTAAGGTACGCATCCGTCCAGTCTCCGGCAGGCGCGTCGTTAGTAGCCGCAGGCTTAAGGTACGCATCCGTCCAGTCACCCATATCTTAGTTCCCTTGAGGTTTACGGGAGGCTTCCACCATTTTTCTCAAACGGTCTAGGCCGAAATGACGCACAGTTTCGACAGGCATAACGAACTCACCTGTACTCAGCGCAGCAGGACGATGTCCGTCAATCACCGCAGGGATTGAGTCAGATTTGCCGTCTCCAGGGCCTAGCACTTGGTTCCCACCTACGGGTATCGCACCGCCACTGGCGTAGCCCACGTTTTTATACTTGCGAAGCAATGCTTCTGTTTCAGGATCAGAAGAATGCACCTCCGCCGTAGGTTGGCTCGGCGGAACATACGCAACGCGCTGTGGGGCAGTCTGCTGGTCTATCTGCCGCTGTAGGTTATCGCCCCGTATAGCCGCCGTTGTCTGCGGCATGAACTTCTCACGTAGCCAACCAGCTACTCCGCCGCCGTCGGCGTAACCGTCAACGGGCGGGTCGTTCCATACAGCACCTCCATCGGAGAAACTCTGCGGCTGATTCTGCTGTGCAACCGCTCCACCATAGGGGCTCTGCGGCTGGCTCTGCTGCGCAACTGCTGCCTGTCTCAACGCGCCGAAGTCCTCGAACGACACCGGCGTAGCCCCCATCTGCTGCGCCATAACCGCATAGCGCCGGTACTCGCTAACCAGTGGGTGAACCTGCTGCATGGGGTCTTGTGCTGGGTTCTGGATTGCGCCGCCTTGAGCGTAACCGATGGGGCCGCCTTCAGCGAATTTTACAGTGTCCAAGAGTATTTTTTGCTGCTCGGGTGTTTTACTGAGAAATACCGGGTCTCGCAGCATTTGCTCGCGGCTCGTAGGCGGGGTACTGCTTGGGGCGCGCTGGTACGTAGAGTTAAGAGCAGCGGTCGCGGGGACGAGAGATTCACTCTCGGGTAAGCCTGTTCCCGGCGCATACTGTTTGATTGCGACCGGCGGCAGGCTTGCGTATATCAGTTGCTGAAGGTGCGTCAGCCCCTCCTCGCGTGTTTTAGGGTTCGTATCGCTCATAATGCGCTGCTTCAGCGCATTCAGAGACTGAGTATATTGGTTCGACAGGTCAAGACCTTGCGCTTGAGATGTATTTAATGCCCCACGTGCGATGGCATCATACGCATTAGCCGGCAGCGTCGGGTTAGTATCCTGGAGACGTTGCAGCCCCGCGATGCGATCCTGCTCCGCTCCGCGAGATTGATTGTACCCGTATTGGGTAACGTCCTGCCCCCGCAGCGCTACATCATTAGCTCGCAGATTATTAAGCGTGGTCAGCGCCATATTTCTTTCATACGGGGACTGCGCATTAGCCAGCATACGCTGCGCCCCCCAATAGGCATCTTGGTCGCGCTGAGCGCGGACGTTATCCGGGTTGTAGTTGCCCGAAGCGGGATTAACGTTTAGATTCTGTATCGCGCCGGGGTTGCCTTGACGATAGTCATTAATAGATTGACCCGGCAGTACGTTTTTCCAGTCGGCAGCGGCCTGGTTCCATTGTGCGTTGGTGGCGTTGCCCCCATTTGGGTTGTCCGCAATGTCACGATAACGATCCGCGTTAGGCGCGCTAAAAGGCTGTGTAGTTGGCACCGCCGATGGGCTTGGTTGCGCAGGAGTGTTTCTCGTACCTGACGTACCAGATGTACCTCCTACAGCGGGGCGAGGAGACTGTGCCTGCGGCGCAGGTTGCACCGCCGGTCTAGGTGTATCCTCTACGGAAAATAAGTCCGATATAGGATACATACCGCCGCCTGCTTGCAGCGCTCGTCCAGGGTATATGTATGAGTCGCCCATATGCTACCTCACCTCGGTTGTTTACCCGTCCAGTTCTGCCGAACCAGTGGGTTATTGTTTAGCCGTATTCTGTAATATTCGCGGTTAGCTTCTAGTAGACGCTGAGACCACGTTTTCAGGAAATTCTGGGCAGCGTTGGCGTTGCTACCGTCCGGGTCGTTGTTATTCAAGCAGCGATAGACCGCAAACTCAGCTAAATCCAAATGGTACTGTTCCGGAATCTCGGGGGCTACTGTGTCGGATATCTTGGTCAGAGGAAGGCGCGAGACACGCATAACAATCGTGTAGACCTTATCCGGCACTGGGTACAGCCTAATTTTCCCTTGAGCTTCGTCCTGAGTAAACAGCAACGGAATGCCGGTACTATCGGCTAGGTGGGTAGGTATTACTTGGCGCGTGCGGCTGAGCAAATCGTTAGGTTCTGTAACGATACGCGCTGAGTTTACCATCAAAATCTTTGGGTCTAAACCGTAGCTACTCACGCCAATTTCGGTATCGAATGTCGTGAGATCAGATTCGTCGTCCAGCAATGCGTAAGTTCGGCGACAGAAACGCTCCTGGGCTTCATTGAGGTAGCGGTAGATCAGGTCGTCAGACCATAGGTAAGGCTGCGCAATGTCACGCAGCATGTCGATGCGAATAGTATCGAGCAGGTCAGCGCCGAGCATTATTCGTGGGCATCAAGCAGGGCATCAAGGTCAACGTCCTCATCGGCGGCTTTCTTTTTGCCGCGTACGGCCCCAATTTTGTTTTCTTCTACAACAACTTCTTCTACAACAACTTCCATATCACCGCGTGCCAACAAAGCGGGGGTACTTACGTAGAGATCGCCTGTGGGTTTGTGTCGGAGCATTGCCATAGTATCGTCCTCAAGGAATTAGGGGCCAGGGGCCGAAGCCCCTAGCGGGTGTGTTACAGACCGATCGTCCAGCCAAAGGCTTTCAGGCGAATCTTGGCGCCGGTCAGGCCGCCGTCAGTTACGGCCAGCACGTCAATGGTGTCGGCGGTAGCATAGTATTTACCGGCGGTGTAACCCGTAACGGTATTGGGCGTACCTTCGGTCAAAGTCAGCGCGGTGCAGCCAGAGCCAAGCGAATTAGCCGAAGTAGACGGCACAAAACCAGACGTATTAGCATCGTCACCTACCGCGAAGTTACGCGCGGCGCCTTCAACAACTTCCACCTCCCACACTACGCCTTGGATGAACGTACCGGCGGGGATAGAAAGAACCTCAGCCACATCATTCTTAGCCATAGGCACAGAGGTTCGGCTGCAGTCGAGGAAGCCTTCAATCACAACCGGAGCCGGAAAACCGGCAGCGTTGGACCCGCTGTAGGACACAATAGGCCGAGGGTTCGGGCCGCCATAATTTACAATAGTCGTCATATCTGAATCTCCTTTGAGCAGGGAGTAGCTAACTACTCCCTATATTATCACATTACGCTTTGTAGGCGTACATCGCGGCGATAGCTTCTGGCTTAGTAACCTTGTAACCATACACGTTCAGACCGCGCATAATATCACCGAAAGTGCTCTCGGCGCGCAAGGTTTCTACCTTGGTAAGCTGAGTAGCGAACGAGATAGCGTCGCGGGTGCCGGCGTACATGGTATACGCTTGCACAGAACCATCGGTTACACGCGGCAGCAGGTTGGACGAGTAAATCGTGAAACGATCAATGGTTCCGAGACGACCATTACGCAACACAGAAGAACCGTCACCAGTCAACGAGGCATCCTTCAGGTCAGATTTTTTGAGCAGGGCCGCCATCCACGTAGGGATAACGATCCAGCGTCCAGTCTCAGGAACATTCTGCTCATCCAGCACCAGGCCCAGGTCAACGATAGAATCAATGACATTAACCTTGGTCATAGCCAGGGGAGCGCCGGTAGCACCCAGATTGATATTGCCGGACAGACGCCCGGCAGTTGCGCCCTTATTGGTAGCGGCCACATCGGGGGTAAGAGCACCGAGCACGTCGGTATCGACGGCGATCTTCATCTGCTCGGCAGCGTCCGCAGTCCAGATGTTCATGGCGTTGAGGTCTTGCTGCACATGCTGAATATCGTCGAGGATCACAGACCAGCTCTTACCTTTGTCGATAAGCAACTCAATGTTGTTACTGGTAGGACGCTGCAAAGCCAGAGTCTGACCCGACACGTGATCGTTGATGGTGAGGGTAGGAATAGTGCGAATCTTGACTTTATCGCCTTGCCCCTTGATTTCACCTTCCCAGTCATGGTTGGTAATCTGCGCCAGCACGGTGGCATCGTAGTATTTGGCCTGAAGTTTGGAGGACCAAATCTCCGGGATAAACGTACCCGAGTAACTCGGGGTTCCTGCAACGGTTGGAAATGCCATTGTAAATCTCCTTCAATACGGTAAAAGATACTACCGCAGTCTGCGGCTACCCACGGGTAAACCGCCCTTCTGACTGCGCTTTGAATAGGTCTGCTTCGAGAGACTGAAACTTCTCCGGCGTGAGTCTGCCAGTACGATGGTCTTCATATAGACGGTTAATGTCTGCCGCAGTCCAGATTTTCCCGGTTTGGGTATCTGCTGGTGCAGGAGTAGCCTTGGACTTGCCAGGGGCCACGAAGTCGGCTGCGCTTGCTGCCGTGGCGGGTTTCACCGGGGCTGTGCGTGCTGCGCCTGTAAACTTCAGATAACCATTAAAAAACTTGGCTGTCTTAGCCAAATCCATGCTGCTATACGCCGCATTGAGCGGTTCCAACATACCATACTCGTTAAGCCATGCAATAAACCCCGGCTCAAGGTTGATCTCACGCCAATTAGGAACCACCGAATCCAGCTTGCTCTCGAATCGCTCTACCGCTGAAGTTGCGGTGACTTCCGCCACTGTACTTACTTGCCGGTTAAGCTGTTCGATGTCCGCGCCAACTTCACCTTTCAATTTCGCAAGCTCCTTAGCGGCAGTTTCTTGTGCCACCCGGCGCATTACGTCGATCAGGTCTCCACCAAAAGCCTCTTCGTCAGCAGAACTGACCAGGGGGGCCGCAGCGGGTTGGGTCTGAGCGCTTGCTTTAAGCTGCTCTACGGACTGTGTAAGCTGTGCGACAAGGGCACGAAGCGAATCGTTTTCCCTGTTGCGTGCTTCAATCATTCCAGTCAACGTGCGATACCGTTGCTCGGAGGTGCTCAATTCTTCTCTTAGCTTGTCCAGTTCCCCAGTATTGGCGGAACTGTCTGCAATTGTTTTAGCGTCAGAAACGCCCTGGTCGTCAATTGGCTGCACCAGTTCAGGGGTGTTAGCGGCTTCGCTTTCCACGACTGGCTCGGCATTATTGGCCGTGTGCAAGTCCTGAATTACACGATCTGCCTCTGCTTCCATCTCTGCTAACTTCGAAGGGTTCACAACTATCTCCTATCGGTGCCGGTACATGCTCTCCCAGAAAGGGTGCAGTACATTCAGGCTCTCCGTAATTTGTCGATTGTCTCAGGGGACTT